AATCCACAGCTCGGTCATCTCTACCGTATCTTCAGAGACCTCAGCTTTGTAACGATTGCCACCAGCCAAATCCAAATTAACATTACCGTATATAGTAGGGTTAGACTGAGAAATAATAATACGTTCCAGACCATTCGCAATTTCAGTCCTCTCATGTGGCATGGAGTTCATGCGCTGAATAATCTTGTCCCTGTTAGGGTGGCTGTACAGTCTGGTGTATAGCTCAGACTTGGTGATGTAATATTTTTGGATGATGGCTTCTTGCCTGTCGGTGTAGGTAATATCCTCACGCAACACGCCCACACACCCAGGCTCAACCATGTACGGGTGAATACCGTTGTTCATGATGAGCTTAACGTAAGTTGTCCCGTAGACAAGCGCCCAAGTAGTAGCTGTAGAAAAAACTTGGTCAGCGTTGCTATTTAGCCACTCGTTGTTGAGCGCTTTGGTAAGGGTTGGTATTTTCCTGTGCTCGTTCTCAGGGACAGATGCGCCCAGGTTGATAGAGAAACGAGTTGTCTCAGCCGAATACAGGAAGGAAGTAACCTGGTCTAAGTGCGGGAATATTTTGTTGTAAAGAGCAGGAGCTTCGTCAGGACCGTTACCAAACAAATACCAATTACGCAGAGAGGCATAGTCTACTTTACGAGATGCCAAAGAAACTTCACATTTGTAGATGATGTCCCTAAAGAACTCATCTCTGTCTAGCATCCCCTTTGGTATCTTCATGTTTACTCCGCGCTGGTGTTAATCTTCAAACCCTCATGGTCATTCATAGTCCCCACGCCAGGTTTAGGTGGTACAAATTGTCCTACACTTTTCGGTAAAACGCTAACGGACTCGTCTGCGACAGGTTTAAACTGCCCTGACATGACGGATTTGAGGTTGATATTACCACCATTACCCCACATTGCGCCACTCATTCTTTGCTGAACAAGCTGTTCCTCTTGCATCTTCTGATTATGAGCCATAGCTTCACCAGCCTGAGCAAATTCCTTGTCAGATAGCTTATTTTTGCGTTTTAGATAGCCTTCTTGGTGTTCTCCAGCCCTTGTAGACTTAATATCGGTCATATCAAACTCTAAAGCCAGTTGTTTTAGGTTTCTGTCGTTAGATTTGGTCTTTTCGGACTTTAAACCCACTGGTTTTAGGAAAATTACCGATAATTCGCCTTTACAGAACTTTATAGGGCACTTTGCCTCCCTAGATTCAAATACACCGTGCTCTGTACACAAATAATCTTTTAAAACTGCCATATTACCCCCTTGTTATCAAAATATTGCCAAAATTCGCATAGTCATGCCTATTTACGGGTTTATTTTGGACTTTAAACCCCGTATTTGTCATAACGAGCTTACTCATCGGAATTATTGGGGGCGCAGGTTCTTTCCTGTAATCAGGATAAGTCTCGTTGGTATGTTTTTTCATTACCCGTATACGCCCTTCTTTCCAATGCTCATAAGCCCTGTTTAGTCCACGCTGAGAAGATTCAGTCATTGGCGCTTTGTCTTCTTTAATCATGAGTAAAAACAAACGCTCAGATATACCTGCAATCTCACAAAAGTTCTTAATAGAAATACCTCTGTCTTTGTCGGCTAGGAATAATTTAAGTTCTTTTGTCAGTTGAGACTTAGTGAGACGCATCTCTGCCTCCGTATACGCCAATCATCTTTAAGTAATTACTTACATTCTTGCCAACAGCCAGTTGTTCAGGGGTGTACTCATCTTGACGTAGCGACATTTCTTTTGACAAACGCATACCAATAAGTCTAGGTTGGACTTGCTCTGCCCATGCAATGGTTGCCAGTGCTGCTGCAATTACACGGTCATCCTTACCACGACCAGGTGCGCCTATGAATCCGTCTTCACGGACTATTCCTTTCATTTCTTCTAGAGTGTCCATGCTGAAGATGCCCATCATGCCACGCTCAAAGTAATCCTTCATGTAGGAGAGCATACGTTCTTTGGATGATGAGGTGGTCAGGAAACCTATGGAGTTAGACAGACCGCCCATCGTATCGTTTCTACGCCAAATGTAGTTTTGCATAGAGCCGAGTACGTCCATCATGTCCTTAGCCATAGGACCTTGTATGGCTGCTGCCAGGCGTTTTAAGTTTCTCAGTTCGTTGATGACTGCTTGCCCTGGTCCGTTGACTTCCAGATTAAGAGTTGAGTTCTTGTACGCTCCAGCAAGGTGGGCAATGACCCAAGCAAACTGATATGTGTTGAGTTCTGAGGTAGCAAACTCTGCCACTTGGTCAAGTCCATCTGCATAGACTCTAAAGACCTGGATACAAAATCTATCAGCCCAATCTGAGCTGCCGTAAGCGGGGTCTGCTCCAATGACGTAGTAGGCTGTGTCAACGGGTTGTTGCCATATCCGAAGCGTTGCCAGACGGTCTGAGGACGGTAGGCACTCTGTGTCTTGGAACAGTTGTCCAAAGGCGTATCTGTAACATTCGTAGTCGAGGGATTTTGCGTATTTGGCTGCATCTGTACACCTACTGTTAGAAAAGAAGCTCGTACCTGTCATTACAAAAGCATAGTCTTCTGTAGGCGGAAACTCTTGATACATAAGGGTTTCGTCTTTGATACCCTCAGCCATCTTCCACCGCCACCATGCCATTTGACGGGAGTTTATCTCAACCCCGTACAGTTTTTTAATTTCTTTCACCCATTCTTTCTCGTCAGGCTTTAACTTGCCGTCCCAGTAGACTTTGTACTCTTTAGAGTCAGGGTGAACAGAATAATACTCGTTACGCCACCATCCGCAGAAGATTGCACGTTGTGTTCTAGCTCGTTTGGCAGTCTTGTACATGTCGTGGAACATATTAAATCCCTGTGCGGTGGATTCAAAGATGTACAGACGCTGAGGATTCTTTTCTGCAAGAGATGCAATTAGGGAGGCTAGACCTTCGTCATTGCCCCAAGACGCTGTTTCAGTTGCGTGTAGGTACGTGATAGCTTTACCTTGACCCAATCGAGACTTGTTTCCAGCGATTTGGTAAAAAATACGGGACCTGTTTTTGAGGACCATTTGATTGCGGTTGTGAGCAACCAAAGGAATCTTGTACTCCTTGGGTAAACCGTCAATATACATTCCCAGAGTTGACCTGAACATATCTCTGTTTTCTTCAGTGTCGGAGACAAGAGTACCCTGCCAACCAGGGTGAGTAAATTGCCAATACAAATCAAGGGCAAGGCTAACAGTAGTGATACCCAACTGACGACCTTTGAGAATAACAAAGAAATGAACGTCATCTTTTAACCCCCTATCTATTTCTTCCATAACATAGGTCTGTGTCCCCAGGAGCTTACCCATTTTCTTGAGACCTTCTTCTTTGGTCTCAATCTTTAGCTCGGCACAGAACTTATAGAACTTTTGTAAATCAAAATCCATCACGCCTCCCAGGGCATCGTCTCACCGTACTTTTCTGTCATGTGTTTGTGACCAGCATCAAAGAACTCTTTTGTCACACTACCAGGGTTACCACCCAGTCTGAAATTAAAGCTGTGCTTCTTGGTCGTACCGTACTTAGGGAACATTTGTTTGGCTACTCTGTAAAACTCACGGTCACTACCAAAGCCAGGCATACCAAGGATTGCAGATATTCCCTTTAGCTTTTCTGTTCGCATACCCCACATACACCAGTCCACAAAGTTACAACCCTTGTTGTTCCAGTCTTCATGGAGGTCACCCAAGGCTTCACACCTGTCGTTGAACAAGAAGTTACCGTCCTTGTCATGTATCTTACGCAGTGCATACGCCCAGTCGTTACCCCGCTTAATGATTTCCATAAGGGACTCTACATGGTCAGGGTCAAACCAATCATCATCGTTACAGAAGAACACTACGTCTTCGTTTATCAGGTGAGGTACTGCAGCCAACCATCTACGACCATCTTTGTCAGGATGGGCTATGCCTGTTGGAAATACACAGACGTGTTGGTTCTTCTGCAAGAGGAGTTTGGGGAGCATACCGTTGTCGTACAGTAGGTAGTGCTGGACAGGGTATGTTTGAGCTTGTATAGAGGCTATACACTTGTCTAGCTCAGGCCTACCTTTGGTTACCGTGACTACGGCTGCTGTTAATTTCTTGCCTATCATTTCATTTCCTCTATATTCCAGTTAGATATTGCTTCTGCTGCTTTACGGTTTTTAGCACACCGTATTAATTCTTGATAAACAATGTCAGAGTATTTCTCCCTCCATTCTTTTGCCAGGTATCTTTTAGACCCAGGGCTAATGCAAGAGAGTGCTCTTTGCATCTCTTTCTTCAGTCTCAATCTTGAGTTGTACAGACGCATCTGCATATCCTCTGTTGTATCCATACGCTAACGCTTTCCCCATGTTGTTAACAAGTTCTATCCTGTGGTGCTCAGAAATAAGCAAAGCCTCTACCAGTTCGTGGCAGTGCTCACGTAGCTCATCCTCGTTCATCCACAGTAGTTCTATCACAATACTCTCCAGACCCTCAGTAACTCACCCTCTGACTTGCTAGAAAACTTGTATCCCAGTCTCTTAGATGCCCTGTAGTTGGCGTTGAGCACCTTCGCTCTTGCCGTCACAGGAACTGTAAAACTATCCCCCACCTCCATACTGTCATACGGATATGCGTACACCACCCGTGGGCTAGGCAGTAAGCTACCTTTTTCTATCTCTAATATCTCCATATAATCACCTCTACCTATAACCATATAATATCATAACTTTAAGGAGAAGCAATGTTAATCAGGACCTACAACGAGTACCACTTAGGCGACCAGCTCCATCACCTCAACTTCCTACGCAGGGTTTGTCAAGAAGATTCCAGTATTGAATGTATCCACTACTGCAAACAAGAGTATCACCCGCAACTTCTCCCCGTCTGTGAGGGTGTCCCCCTTACTCTGCAGGACTTACCCCACAGGGGAGACGCTACCAACGCTTGGATAGGGGTAGACGGATATTTCTATAGAAGTCCGTTAAACAAGAACTGGGTAGCCTTTCACCTAGACTGGTTCTCCTACCTGGCTAACAAACTAGGAGTCATGAACCCTATACAAACTCCAGATACCTTCCTCTTTGACTACCCAGAGTTAACCAGGAAAAAGTACCCCAAATATGACGTACTCATCGTCAACAGTGTCCCCATGTCTAACCAGCTACCAGACTACAACCCCTGGTTCTTTGAGAGACTTACCAAGAAGTATATTGACGAAGGCTCAACAGTCATCACCACCTACCCTACAGGGCTATGCCAATCCACCCTAGAACTGGGTATGACCGTCACAGACATAGGATGCCTAGCAAAAGGAGTCAACCGTATACAAGGCGTAGATACAGGACCTATGTGGCCCACCTATAACGTACACGCTCGTATACCCACACGTATAGTCTACTCAGCAGCACATGCCATCAACCTACTCGACACCATCACGCTAGACCGTCTGTCAGATATATAAAATTTTTTATGGGGGGGGCAGTGTGGGG